CTGCAGCACCCTCAGTGCTTAACGTAAAGTTTGTTGGACTTAACGAGTCTGGATCTTCGTAGTCGTATACTACAGACATCACAATCTCGTTATCTCCCTCAGAACGTAAATAAGTTGCTACAGTATAAAATATTTTTCTTTGTTCTGGATCTTGCATATAAAGAAAAGGAGTCTGATAAACACTAAAGATATTTGTTCCATCAAAAGTATTGCCCTGTTCTTGTCTGTGAACTTTACCTGTGCTATCTCCATGAATTACAAATTCATTTTGACCTATGTAACCACTGTCAGATGCAGTAGCTGATATACCTAGTAACTGTGCATACTCAAACTGTAATCCATTTGGTGTTTGTCTAAAACCACCTACGATACCTTGAGAATCTGCAGCAGCAAAGAAGTACCTAAACTGTGTCTTTGATCTAATTACGACTGCATTTAAACCTTCAAGGTCAATATCAAAAACAATATCTGTAAAGATAGATTGAATGTTTTTAGAAACTGTTTCTAGGTTTACGTCACCAATTTTTGCTGTACCTGAAATTGGACGTAGACCATCTTGTGATAAGAATAGTAAGTCACCACCAATTTCTATAACACTATCTGAGGCTAGACACCCAAGATCGTCTGTAACTTCTTTTAAAACAAAGTTAGCTGCAGCAGTTCCCTCTAGTCTTTTAATATGAGTTGTACCAAAAATGTAGAGTTGATCTCTAAAAGTTTTTATAGCTACTACAGGAAACCCTACATTTATTACACCTGCTCCACTGGCTGAAGCAAAGTTTGTTTCTGCTAATGGAGCACTAAAGTAAAGATTTGTTTTTTCTGCAGGATCACCTGCTAGAAATAAATGATTCTGAAATATTGCAGAAAACTTAGGATCAGTTGGCGCATCTGAATGAGTAATCTGAGTATAGGTTGAACCATCATAAGTAGCTGCAGGATTAATACCATCTGTCATAACAACTTTTTGAGTGCCAAAATTAAACTTTGTAAATCTGACTTTAGATACGCCTACCATTGTAGGTGAACCTGAAGTAGTTACGGCATCCCAAGCTGAACTAGAGTTATTAAACTTATGTAAGTAGTTATTACCTGATGATGGTTTACGAGCAGCTAAGATGCCGTCATTGATTCCATCAACTACTGCTACACCTAAAACGTTACCTGTTCCTGTTACCGTTCCGTAGTTATTAGCAAAACCATTTATCTTTCTGTAACCACCAGTAACAGCAGGTTCGTAGTTAATAAGTGTAATTGCAGAGCCAGGTGCAGTTTCACCCTGAGAAAGCACATCACGACTAGTATTTAAACCACCTTGAGCAAATACTTTAAAAGAGGCAAGATTATCTGCCATTAGAGGACTCTACCTAAAACCTGATTAGAAGAGTTTATCCTATCCACAACTGTTGATCTTACTCTTAATGGCTCATCAACAAGTATTCTCCTCATTGACTTTATACCCAAGTCAAAGTTAGCTTGGTGCATTGCAGCACTCTGCTCATTAGATCTAAACCTCATCATGTACATCATAGCACCATCAATAAGAACGTGTTTAAATCTGTCAGGTATTATTGCTGTATCACTAAAAGCAGTTAAGTCAGCAGGAAACTTGTAGTATACATACTCTATTTCGTAGGCTTGATCTGGGATAGGAGTAACCCCAAACTTTGATTCATCTGTTTGATAGACTAAAGTTGGTGCAGATATTCCTGTTTGATCTCCTGTATCATCGAAATGTCTGTATCTTTGAATGTACTCTTCGTAACTAATTGTAGGAAGAGACATAGGGGTATTGTCTACAGATGTTAACTTTTTAATATAAAACGTTTGCCAGTCTGCCCTAGAATAATCAGCAGGAAAATCGTATTGTCTAGTTCCTGCTACTAGGGTTTGTGTTTGAGTAGTTTTTAAAAAAGGCCATTCCTGACCTGTCTGTAAGATATTTCTAATGGCGTTGTTTACCGCATCTTTAGCTAATGCTTGAACATTACGTACAGCATCAAAGCCATCTCCTGCTGTATCAAGAGTAACTTCGTTTAACCTACGCAATAGTTCGTTAACTAAAGTAACGTATGTAGCCATTACAAAAATCCTTCAGATAAGCTAAAGGGGCAAGTCTCCCTGCCCCTAAAGTTTTATTTATGCTAGTAGATCACGATCTACGTCAACTGGTCTTACTCGACCAGAGATACCTGTATCCATACAACCTGCGACAACACGAATGCGTCCAGATGTAACGTCTGCAGAAGAAGCAATTAACTTAACGTCAACTGTGTCTGTAGTTGTTACGTGCTGTGTGAAAGTTATAGTACCTGAAGTAGTCATAGCAGCACCATTTGAACCTGATGCTAACCAACCTGCAGATGAAACGTCACCACCGTCAACAATGTCATCACCTTCGGCAAAGTCAATGTCAACAGTTGGAGATGAGCCATTGACAGCAGCTTCAACATAAGCCCCTGCAAATAACACCATAGTGTCAGCAGGAATCTCTAGTAGTTGAAAGATGTCGCCATTAGCAGCAGTCCAACCTGCAGCAGTCATCTTATCAAAGTCAAGTACAGCCTCACGGATATACATGCCATTTGATTGGAAACGTGATCTTGGTTCAGCAATACTGTCGGAGTTTACGCCAGTAGTTGCTTTTGCTGTCATATCATAAGTAGCCATAAGTCAATCTCCCTCTAAGCTGCGTTATATTTAGCAGTGACGATTGCTTCTGGGCGTAGAATCTTGCGACCGTATAGGTGCATTCCTCTAACGATATCCGCAAAGCTATCTGGATCACGATATGTTTCAGTCTTACTGATCTGCTCTGCAGTTGCTACTGCTGAGTCATGACCTGCCACGAGAACACCAAAGTTAGTGTTTTGGTTGGCTGATCCTGAAGTCCCTGAACCTGTTCCTACTGCAGGAAGGTTTGAGGAAACATACATTCTAAAACCATGCATGTTATTCAGTACTAGACCATTACGTAATGCACCTGATTCACCGTAGTCGGAATTTAAGAATCGAGAGTCCTCATCGGACAAGATTTCCATAAACACCGGGTCAACCACGAGCCATCTACCTTGTGAGTCAACTTGTTGTTGATCCATCAAACGTTTCATACGTGATATAATCATCGCAGGAGAAACGGTTGCTGTTGGTAGTGCTGTTGCACCTGGTAGACGTGCTGCTACTGGGATCGAATGATCTGCAGCAGAAGTCGTTGTGATGTTGCCAAATGAATCTTTTCGTAGTTTCATTGATGTCAACAATTCGTCAGAACCTGCAGTTGAAACTGCTTTAGTTCCGTTCACTACGTCATTCACTGCACCTGCTTTTGAGTGTAGAGCAGACTGTTTAAAACCTGACAGATAACCAAGAACTTCTTGGTCATGCTGATCAGCTAAACGGTATGCTGCACGATCAGTTGCAAGTTGCATGAAATTCGCATGTGAGTGCGCCTCTTCGATGTCATCGATCTTAAAGGCATAGTAGTTGGCCTTATCTACGACTAGAGAGAAATCCTCATCGTCAAGGTCCTGTGCTGAAACCTGTGTACCCCTAGCATAGGCGTTCACAGAAATTTCAGGTTCTTTGATGATCTTCACTGTATCTCCTTGGGCAGAAATCTCCCCAAAAAAATCAGAGTTAGTTATGTCACCAACGACTGTACTCTTGCGAAAAGCAAGCTGTACTTTTTTGCTATAGATGACACTGGAAAAGTTCCCATTGGGAAGATTGCCGTAGCCACTTGCTGTTTGAAAAGCCATGATTAAATCCTTCCATGATATTTGGCTTATTGAAGCTAAACACCTTGAAAGAGGCTGAACGTTCTAGGGTAACACTAAGTGGGCCTATACTTGTGCAGGTAAGTCTTCTTTGTGGTTTATGCTTTTAGAAAAGTATCTACAAAGGTAGTCTGTTAAGAGGCTTTGTTTAAGATACACGTAGTTATATTGAACACTTCTTAAGTGTCAACAGTTTATCTGGCTGCGCCAGAAACATCGTAGACGAATTTACCTTTACGCATTGCTTCGTTAATTTCGTCTTGACGATCCTCGAACTCTTTGTCTGACATTTTAGCTACATCGGATTCTTTTATCTGAGATGATAAACCCTCTGCATCTATTGTAGTACGAGTTCCTTTTGAAACAGATGAAGCTGCAGCTTTCTTTGATTGTTTCTTAGCTGCAATATTCATACCGTTATCAATTTTATATAAGTCTATTACACGAACAACTGAAGCAGGATCATCCATATTTTCGTATAGAGCATCCTTTACCCACTTGGGTTGTTCTTCAGCCCAACTATGAAACTTCTCTGACTGCCTTAGTTCGTCAAAGTCTTCATGTGTTTTACGTATAATGTTTTCAGCTTTTAGTTTATTTGTTTCTTTGTAGGCTTCATCTAATTCAACCAATCGTTTCTTAGACTCACCAAATAAACTATCTGCTTCTTTTTGGATAAGAGATCTTATAGCTCCTGCAGATTCAGGATTCTTTTCCATCCAAGTAATTAATTCATCTTCAGAGGTAGGGACAGCAGCTTCTTCTATTCTAGTTTCAGTAGCTAAGTTATCTAGTCTCTTCGTCCACTCTTTTTCTTTTTCTTGCATATGTCTACGCAAGTCACCGTAACGTTTCTTAAAAGATTTTTCTTCAGCAGTTAACTCTGAATCATCTTCTTGTGTTTCGGTTTCTTCTTTAACTTCTTCTTGTTTGGGATCGTCTGTTGCTTGAACTTCGGTGTCCTCAGTATTTTCGCCACTGGGTTGATCCTCAACAACTTCTTCACCTCGAGCCTCTGCTTCTAGCTTGGCAATCTCTGCCTCTTCTTGTTTCATTCTTTCTTGTTTTTTTGAGTGGTTGAATCCACGATCTACAAAACCTGCTGATTTTGGTTTTTCCATAGTAGTTAATTCAGGCATATCTTTTCCTTTTCTGTTGGGGTCAGCCGTAGCTGAGTAGCCTTATTATTTATTTTTGCCTTTGGACATTAGTCCACCTTCTTTAAAACCTCCTGTAAAACCTCTAGCATTGTCAGCTTTTCTGAAAGTAATTCCTGTCTTTTCTCTTAGTGTTTTTGACTTTACATTAGGATTTCCAGTAGATTTTCTATCTAATTTATCACTAACTTTTTTTATGTTTTCTTTTGTTTTCTTTCTTTGTTGTCTTCTTCTTTCTTTTGCTCTATCC